ACTTGCGCTGCAGTAGTCTTACGGCCACCGTTGGAGCCATCGCTATGGCGGTAAACAACGTCCTTGTATTAGTTGACTCCCTTTGTTGACGAAATGCGAGCGCTTTCGCAGGTTGAGCGTTATCAATTTGCCTGTCCATGGATGTGTGTCCATGCTGATGAGCCACAAATGGCGAAACAGACTTATTATAAAGGAAATAAAATGGAATATACGAAACTAGAGGAATTGCAATGCACTTTCTCCGATTTTCACAAAGACTATTATGGTTATAGACCGCGCTTTGCTACCACTGAAGAGTGGAATAGCGAAGAATGGCTACAAGCTGCGATTGACAGTATTCACGATGCGATCGCTTATAGAGCAAGAACACCTGAAGGTCGAGCATCGCTGCTTGCTGAAGGGTGGAGTTATGAAGTAATTGATACTAATTTAAAAGGAAATATATCATGAAAGTAGTAAATAATCCACAGGTGTATATGGAACCTGGAACCTATTATATTGGCGATTTGTGCTATGTATTAGACGCTTCTTGGAGCGCATTCTGCAAACTCACTATACGTGATAACGAATGTCTTAACGGCGGATTTAGATTCGCTGATGGACGTGAGTTCGTGTCGTTTACAACCATCTATGGTGATGGCACATATACCGACGCAGAAGGTTTTAAATATCCAGTTGATGCAGGCTTAATTGGCTGTATTCGTGTTGAAGATATGGACTGCAGAATCGATACAATCACTGACTGCGGCCAAATCCGCGTTTTTACTAAACCGTTTGTATGCGAAAAGGTTGATGGTATCCTTTACTTCGGTAAAGTGGCAATCGATCTTGACCCGTCTGACTGTAATCAAGAAGAAGAGGAGTATGACGATGAGTATTAACTTAGAACTGCTTGAAAAAGATATGGATATACCTGCATGGAAGATTGCAGAAATGCAACGAGCAGAATTAGCTGATCCAGCCGGTATGCGTATGAATTTCTTAAACGGAACTTTATTTGCTACACATTATGCATATACTGATATTAATCCGTATGAAGTGATTCGTATTGTATCGGACAATTGCTTGGAAGTTCGTGAAATGACTCATGAGAATGATCCAAACGATATGCCAAAGTTTGTGCCCGGTGGTTTTAGTGTCATTTGCACTCACTTTGGTAAACGTGTAATTACGTCTAATCCGAATGGTAAAACGTTTAAAATTACTCGTAAAAAGAAAGATCCAACTCGTTGGGGATATAAAGGTTTGCGGTTCGGTTTAGATAAAGAGCCACACGCTTATTACGATCATAACTTTTAAGGATCATTATGAACATTGAGCATGAAAAGCATGCAGCTGTAATGGCGGATGAGATGTATAGTCAATTTAAAGAAAATACATTAGACTATGTCAGAGAATTTACCGTCACTAAAGATGGTTTCGATGATTTAGAAGACGCCATAGCAGTGGAAAACTATGCTATAACATTATTTGCAATTAAATTATTAAAGGAAATACACAACTATGAATAACGCATTAAGAACCTCAACATGGGTAGCTACGCTCCCTACGCTCACGTCTGACGAAGATGTGCTTGCTTTACGCGCCATTAAATCGGCTGTAAAGTCAATTAACGAAAGCAACGCAATGGCCGATGGCTATGCAAAGAAAGGCTATCGCGCTCGCTTTAATAAGAGCTGCGAACAAGTCGGTTTGCCGCGCTATCGCGTAACCATTCGTGCTCGCGGTCCTATCAATGGATACAAGTATGGATGGGGAGGCTACTTAAAGTTAGCTGGTGGTAGTCGCTTTGATATCTATATTCACGAACGGAGAGCGTAATGCCTAAGTTTAAGATACCAAAGAAATACCAAAAGTATATTGACGAAAGCTCTATCGATGTTTATCACGATCTGGATGCGTCAACATATTTCGTATGGTTACGTTATGGATATTGTTATGACTATGAAAATAGCCGTAGCCATACTCAAGGATACGACTCACTTAAAGAGGCGTTAGCCGGTCTTGATAGCGTTTATCTTTGCAATTGCGATGATTGCGCTAAAGAGCCGCTTGGAACTCCAGTAAAGGACCTAATGAATGCCTAAATTTGTGGTGTATGAAACCAAAGACAACGGTAAGGATTATGTCCTTGCCACTGTCGAAGGTATGTCAGCTGCTATGAAAGAGCTGAAGCGCCGTAAGAAGTTGGTGAAAGAAACCTCTGTCGTCGGTATGCAAGACAAAGAGATTTATTTATTTATTAAAAAACATCAAGAAAAGGAATTAAAGAAAAATGGCAACTAAACCTAACACAGTAAAGAAGCAAAAGAATGGTAACCTTACTCGTAACGGTAAGCCAAAGCTTAAGTCGTTAAGTGTTGCACAAATTCAAAAGCTAATCGATCAAGGTGCGCAGAAGAATGCTACATCGAAGATTGGCAAGAAGATGGCGAAGCTTAAGAATGCACTATGTGCTCGCTTTACACCATTAGTCGATAGCGATCCTATCGGTTTTCAACAAAGTTAAACTGATGAGTCCTTAATGGACGAAACCGCTTCGGCGGTCTTTAACATATTATAAGGAGAATGTATGGATGATTTTAAGCCAATGTTGGCTAGTGTATTTAAACCAGAGAAATTAAAATTTCCAAAGTTAGCATCAAGAAAATTGGATGGTATTCGCTGTGTAATTCGTGATGGCGTTGCGCTATCTCGTAATGGCAAGCCCATTCGCAATACGCATATTCAATCCATTATTGGCCGTAAAGCGTTTAACGACTTAGATGGCGAATTAATGGTTGGTAAGCCGAACGATAAGCACGCATTTCGCACAGCGACAAGCGGTGTAATGTCAGAAGATGGCGAACCAGATTTTACGTTCTTTGTATTCGATATTATGGCTGATGGCGTTGGCTTTCAAGAGCGCTTAGCTGTAGCTAAAAGTATCGTAAAGAAAGCTGCAATGAAGCAAGTAAAGATTGTTGAGCATAAGATGGTCCGTAATATGGAACAGCTTGACGAGCTTGAAGCTGCCTTCCTTGAAGATGGATTCGAAGGCGTTATGTTGCGCTCACTTGATGGTCCATACAAGCTTGGACGGTCTAGCGTCACTGAAGGCCATTTGCTTAAAGTGAAGCGCTTTAGTGATGGCGAAGCTGTCATTGTCGATTACGTTGAAGAAGTTACAAGTAAAGATAGAACTCCTAAGAATTCATTAGGTAAATTTATCTGTCGCTTGGAGAATGGCGTAGAGTTCGGCGTTGGCGGTGGGTATACTAAGATAGAGCGCGAAGAATTTTGGAAGAAGAAGGATAAGATGATTGGTCTAATATTAAAGTATAAACACTTTCCTATTGGCCAGCATGAGCGTCCACGTTTCCCAACGTTCCTTGGTATTCGCGACGAAAGCGATATGTCGTAAAAACGGTTCACTCGGTTAATCCCGGGTGAGCTACTATCCCCTAAGTTATTGATTATAAAGGACTTATTATGAATAAACAGTATACAAAAGACAAACAAAGAGCTAACAACTCTCCGCTAGCTTACGCAAAATATCGATATAATGCTCAAAAGCAAGCTGCCAAAACGCGAGGAATTGCTTGGGAGCTTGAGCCTTATAAAGATGAAGTAATTTTTAAAATTGCTACTGCGGTAGTCTGTGCTGAAAGCGGGCGTAAACTTGTTCACCAAATCGGCAAGTCTAATTCTTATAAACCTAGCATCGATCGCATAACAAGTAAAATAGGATACACCATATCAAACATTCAAATAACAACTTCTAGCATTAATGTAGCTAAGATGTCTCTAGAATCTAAAGAGTTTTACGAGATGTGTAGAGACGTTGTTGCACATTCAGCTTCTAAATATGAAAGGCAATAATGGCTGGACCTCAAGGTAAGGCAATGGCGGTTGGCTCTCACTGCGCACGCAAAAACGTGTCAGTTGACGGCTATACTCGCTATGCAGTAAGACCACACAATGTCGAGCCATCAGGCGTTTATTTGAATAAAGTAAAAGCATGGATGCATGAACACATGGAGTGGGAGACAAAGCAATGGGAGAAGAAGTTTGGTGTCAAAGAGTGGTGGCAGATGGTTAAGATTGAAATGACCAATTACTGCTTCGGCTTTGAAGGCAATCAAGCGACTTATCTTTATTTAAAATATAAAGGAGAACTTGATGAATCGCAAGCGAAACCTAGTGGCGAAATACGCGGCAAGATTCGCTATAAGCAAGCCGATTCTTAGCAAAAAGCAACGAGCTAAGAGTCGTAAAGTAAAACATAAGCGTAAGGATGGATGATGAATATCTTTTATTTGCACGAAGATCCTGTAATGGCGGCAGAAATGCATTGCGACAAGCATGTATGCAAGATGATTATCGAAACGGCTCAGATGATGAGCTCTGTTTATTCGCGATATGGTTGTGAAAATCCGCCATACAAACCAACGCATCAAAAGCACCCATCAACTGTGTGGACTGGCGACAGCCAACTACACTATAACTGGGTGCGCACGCTTGGTTTGCAGCTTTGCCGTGAATACACCAAGCGCTATAATAAAACCCATAAGACTGAAGCTGTTATAAAGGCTTTATGGTTAGCGCCAAAAGATATGCCGATATTGGCATGGCAAGATCCGCCACAGTGTATGGATGCGGAGTATAAGCGTGATAATACGATCGAAGCTTATCGTAATTATTATATAATGGCGAAAGCTAAGTTTGCCAAATGGGCACACGCAACAAAGGCACCGCAATGGTGGCCTAACACAGTATAACTGATGAGTCCTAATGGACGAAACGCCGTGATGGCGTCTTATACATTATAAAGGAGAACTATGATAGATGAAATCAAGCAAAAGTTATCCATCGCCAAAGTAGAACTAAAGACAGAGCAAGCAGCTTTGCGCTCTTTAGTGGCGGTAAGAGATAGCGCAAAACGCGCAGCGAAAACAGCTGTTATGTTTCGTGGCACTCCGTTTTACTTCCGTATCGGAATGGACTTCCGCGGTCGTATGTATTACAAAGGCGCTCACTTGAATCCTCAAATGGGCGATGACATTAAGTCAACATTAGTCTTAGCAAATAAAAAACCTTTAGGTGCTGATGGCTATAAATGGTTATTGTGGGGAGTAGCATCCTCAGCTGGTTTCGATAAAGCTGATTTCCAAACACGTGTTAATTACACATTGGATAATTTATTCGAAATCAAAGAAGCAGTGGCTAATCCGAATGAATCTGAGTTCTTTAAGAAAGTTCACTCTGATGGAGAGCCTGCTTTATTCTTGCAGCGAGCCGGTGAGTTGGTGAAAGCGCTTGAGTCGGGTTCGATTCAGACGTATGAGACCGATATCACTATTGCTATGGACGCTACTTGCTCTGGCTTACAGCTATTATCCGCTGTGGCACGCGACGCTGAAGGCGGTTCGTTAGTGAATATCACAGCGACTGCTGAAGGTCAAACAGAAAAGCGAGATGTGTATAGCAAGGTTTGCCAGCTTATCTTAGAGAAGTATGCTGATTTGCCGGATAATTTCTTTGCACAGTGGATTACCAAATATGGTCTTCCGCGTCGCTTTACAAAGAAAGTGGTAATGACATTGCCATACTCTGCTACGGTTCGTGGCGCGATCTCTTATGTTCAAGAGGAATTGTATGGTAATCCTGAGAAAGGTGCTTTGCCATACGATCTTCCAACTGAGCCAGCAGATCGCTTATCGCTATTAATGGCGGCTAGAGCGTTAGCACATATTGATCGAGTGGATGAGGATATCTCAACTGACTCGTTATACTATGTGATGGCTACTGTGCTTGCTAAAGATATGCATGAGACTTGCCATAAAATCCTGCCAGCAGCTATGAAGCTATTGGACTTCTTTAAATCGACACCAAGTCATTTATTTGACCATGCGATTTGGAATACTCCTGATGGCTTGCATGTTAAGCAGCTTTATGGTGTGAAAGAAGACTTTACTTTCCACTACAAGTTTATGCACACTGATCCAGCGACTGGTGAGATTGCTCCAACAACTATATTCCGTAAATATAACTATTTGGATCCGAGTGAGAAAAATAGAAGCAAAGCCGCTAATGGTATGCCACCAAATTGGGTGCACTCATTGGACGCTACGCTAGTTCGACGTGTGGTGTTAAAGTCTCCATTCGACATTGTGTGTATTCACGATTCGTTTGCAGCACACCCAGCTGATTGTAATAAATTAGCGTCGATTTTACGTGAAGAGTTTGTATGGTTAATTGAGCAAGATCCACTAGGAACTTTGATTAAACAGCTGAACGATCAAGTTGGCGCTCAAGTATTCTCCACTGAAGGATTGATGGTGAATACGCTAAAGACCGATGATCCACTAAGATCGGAGTTCTTATTCTGTTAAAAATTTTATGAAAGAGAGATGCTTATGGTAGAAACGACTAGAGAGTATCAAATGGAGCGAGAGTTCGAAATGATTAAGCTTGGGCTGCAAGTCCAGCAAAATCTAACGGTTAATCTTCGCATTGCATCCATCGAATTTAAACGTGAAATCGAGCAATTGACACAAGCTATATTAACATGGAGAAAAGCCGATCGCTTTCGAGGTAGTGAGCGAAAGGCTTATTCTACGTTGTTGGATACTTTGCCAGCTCAAGTGGTTGCAGAGAATATTATTTATGCAATCCTTGAAACTCACTTAAAAACTGACGATGGCGCACCAATAACTTTCCAGTTTATTGTGACAAATGCTTTAATATTAAGCCGATTTAAGGCATTATTGCCAAAAGAAGCTACGGCTATTCCTCACCAATTTAAGTTTAAAATTGTGGATATGCTTGTAACTAGAGGAGTGTATTTATTATCCTCAATCTTTGTGGTGAAAAAGCAATACCAAGAGATGGCGTCTATTGAGCTTACAACTCGTGCTAAAAATCGTTTAGCTGAGGTAGACAGCCGATCGCTTATGTTTGATGGCCCAATGCACTGCAAGCCAGAAGATTGGGTTTCTGTATTTAATGGCGGTTATTTAACTTCTGAAATGCAGAAAACTGCACCATTGGTTCGGAGCTTGCAACATGACTTTAAAGAGCTAGTGGCCATTGATCGTTCTTTACAAGCTCACCCGGAAATCTTGCAATCCGTTAATAAACTGCAAGGCGTCTGTTTTAAAATCGATGAGAATTATGAGCAATATCATAATACTGTGGATAATTTTAGAATACACGCAATCAAAAAGGTTGAGACTAACTTAACCAAGCTAAAAGCCGAAATTCTTAAACTCGAGCAAGAGTTAAAAGAAGCTGAGGCCAGCACAGCTGATGAGACTTGATTAGTCGAAACGCCGTGAGGCGTACTGTGCAATACCCGGTATACCGCTAGGAAGTGTATTTCACCATGTGGAATAATATCCGCCTTAGGTATACTAAGACATGGAACCAAACCATGTTTTTTTTAACCTTATAGGAAATAAGATGGCAAAACTTAAAAATGCAATCACGCCAAAAGGTGTATTGTCCTGGCCTTACATCGCTAAGCCAGATACACGATATAACCCTGAAGGTGTGTATAAAACCAGCATTGTCGTACCTGCAGCAGAAGCTGCTTCGCTGATGGAAATGTGCAAAACTCAATTTGTTGAAGAGCATGGACAGGCTAAGCTTGCAAAAGCTAATATGCCTTTTGAAGTAAATGAAGAGAGCGGTGAAGTTACGTTTAAATTCAAATCAAAGCGTCAACCAACTGTTTACGATGCCAAAGGCAAAGTAATTAAGAAAGTTCCGCAGATTTCTTCTGGCACTATTGCCAAAATCTCAACTGCAATTAACCCATACGCAACCGGCATTAATATTGGCGTATCGCTATATTTAAATGATGTTCAAGTAATTGAGCTCGTTGAATACGGCAAAGGCGCGGTATTTGGCGCTGAAGATGGTTATGAGTATGAAGATGATGGCTCTGTAGATGAAGAAAAGGAGCCAGCACTTGGCGAAAAGACCGACTCGGACTTCTAAGCAAGTTGGAAATTACTTAGGATTTCGTTCTGGACTTGAAGAGCGTGTTGCCGAACAGTTAGTTGAAGCTAAAGTTCCGTTCACTTTCGAAGAGATGAAGATTAGTTATTTAAAGCCTGAGCGTAAAGCAATTTATACTCCTGACTTTGTATTATCTAATGGGATTATCGTCGAAACTAAAGGAAGGTTTTTAACTGCTGATCGGCAAAAACATCTGCTTGTCAAAGAGCAACATCCAGAGTTAGATTTACGTTTTGTGTTTAGCAGCTCAAAAACTAAAATTTCAAAATCATCAAAAACCTCTTACGGCGATTGGTGTGAGAAGAATGGTTTTCAATATGCTGACAAAACTATCCCCAACGAATGGCTAAAGGAATAAGATGGTTGAAGAAGAATCAAGGTTTCTTAGACATGAAGCATGCGATAATTGTGGGTCGTCAGACGCTAAAGGCGTTTACTCAAACGGCTCAACATTCTGCTTTAGCTGCCAAGCTTCTACACGAAGTGATGGCAGTGGCAAAGTAAAAGTGATGAATGCTACGGCACCATCGTTAGACCCATTTCATGCTGCCCAAGTTGAAGCATTGGCGGCTAGAGGTATTAGCGAAGCTACATGCCAAAAGTATAATGTTCGCAAAGGTGAGCACAGCGGTAAAATGGTGCATTTCTATCCATACGTTAAAGATGGCGTTATTATCGCCGCTAAGACTAGGGATAAAAATAAAAACTTTAGCGTTATCGGTGATGGTAAGGACCTTCCATTCTTTGGACAACACTTATTCCCAAAGCCGAACGATAAGTTATCAATCACCATTACTGAAGGTGAAATTGACGCGCTATCTATGAGCCAAATAATGGGTAATAAATATCCTGTTGTTTCGGTGCCAATTGGTGCTCAAGGCGCTATGAAGACATTCCGCAATAATATCGAATGGCTTGATGGCTGGAAAGACGTTGTTATTATGTTTGACAGCGATGGGGCTGGTAGAGAAGCTGCCTTAAAATGTGCAGAGATTCTCCGACCAGGTAAAGCTCGTATTGCTGAGTTACCATTAAAAGACGCTAATGAAATGCTGATGGCGAATCGTGCCGAAGAGCTAATGAAATGCTTTTGGGATGCGAAATCGTTTAGGCCTGATGGCATTATTGCTGGCGCTGATTTATGGGACGCTGTAAACAAAGAAGATGCTATCGAAACAGTGGAGTATCCGTTTCAAAAGCTCAATGAACTTACTAATGGCATACGCCGTGGTGAGCTCGTAACCGTTACTGCTGGTAGTGGTATCGGTAAATCTGCATTTATGCGAGAGATAACTTATCATCTCTTAAATAAAGGCGAACGCGTTGGTATGGTAATGTTGGAAGAAAGCGCACGTCGAACCGCTCTAGGTTTGATGGGCTTAGCTCTCAATAAGCCATTGCATATCAGCCGTGAAGGTATTTCACAAGAAGAATTACGCCAAGCATTTGATGAAACGCTTGGAAGTAATCGTGTATTCCTCTATGACCACTTCGGTTCAACTGAAGTAGACCACTTAATGAATAAACTTCGTTATATGGTTAAAGGCTTAGAGTGTGATTGGTTAATATTAGACCATTTATCCATTCTCGTCTCAGGACTTGAAGGTATTGATGAGCGACGATTGATCGATCAAGCAATGACAATGTTGCGAACGTTTGTTGAAGAAACGGGTTGTGGATTATTATTGGTAAGCCATTTACGACGGCCAGATGGAAAAGGCCATGAAGAAGGAGCTGCCACATCATTATCCCAACTACGCGGTTCACATGCAATTGCACAGTTGTCTGATATTGTGATTGGCCTTGAGAGAAATCAACAAGGCGAGAATCCTAACGAAACACTTATTAGAGTTCTCAAAAATCGCTTTAGTGGTAATACAGGATTCGGAGGCACTATGGTCTTTAGCAAAGAGACCGGTCGGCTTACCGAAGCATTTTCACAAGAAACATCACCATTTGGAGAATTTTAAGATGAGCACAAACAACTACTTCGTAATCCGCGCAATCAAAGAAAAAGGCGTAGCAGCCTCTTCGTATATTGCAAAGAAATATAAAGTCAAAAACGTATCAGCCACTGTATCTGCCTTGCGCAAACGTGGTCATGAGATTGTAACACTCGCCGAAGGCTATGCATTACCGTTCGGCACGCGCGATGAAGCAGCTAAATTAAGTAAGACTGCGCGCAACAAAATTGCCAAGGAATTTGGCTTAGCATAATCAGTCTGACTGAAGAGTCCTTAATGGACGAAACCGCCACTCGGGAGAGTCGCGGTCTCAGACAACCCAAAACTATATCGATAACCTGAATCGAATCCTCCTGTAGTTTAACATCCATTAGGAGTTAAAACTATGAGCCTTAGAAATAAACTAATTTTAGCAAGTCGTGCACATTATGATGCACATATTAGAAAACACATTATGAATGTGGAAGTTATCTTAGCAAATCCATTGGCGCTGCCTGAGCATGCTGATTTAATGGACGCTATTGAAAAAGAGCTTCTCATTGTTGATGAGTATCAAGGAAAACTCGACGCTCTAAATAAATATTTTAAAGTCGATGTGCCATTCACAACTAGCGATAGCGGTAGCGAAAACGGCAATAACGGCAACAATGGTAATAAAGACGATAATAGCGATAACAGCGATAATAGCACGTCAAGCACCACTAGCACAACCACTCAAGCGGATGCTACAGTGACAGCAGGCGCTGGCTCACATATTGTTATTGAGCGACCATTCACAGTCTAACTGATGAGTCCTTTATGGACGAAACCGTAGCGATACGGTCTTAGACAAATCTCCACCCATTGTAGGTGGAATAAATAGGAGCACTATGAAATTCGTGTTTGACATAGAGGCAGATGGACTCTTAAATACCATCACCAAGGTGCATTGCCTTGTTATGCAGAACGTAGAAACCGGTGAGGTTCATAAATTCATCGGACATAAAGAGATTACTGATAAAGGCTTGCCATTACTTGATGGCGCCGAAGAAGTAGCCGGACATAATATCATCTCATACGATTTACCAGCGCTTAAGAAGATTTTTGCCTGGAAATTAAATGGGAATGTGAAAGTGTTCGACACATTACTTGCCGGAAAGCTCAGTAATCCAGATATTTATAATACTGATGTGACCGGTAGATACCGCAATCTTGAGAAGAAAAACTATGGCTCCTATAGTTTGGAATCGTTTGGCCAACGCCTTGGTAATTTCAAAGGCAGCAAGCCAGTAGATTTTGCGGTGTTTACTGAAGAAATGTTGACATACTGCGTTCAAGACGTAGACACCAACACAACTGTATATAAATACCTTAAATCATTAAACTTGTCAGAACAAGCTCTTGCAATTGAGCATAACTTTTGGCATAATACAATGGCGATGGAAGAATCAGGCTTTCCATTTGATAGTAAAGCTGCATCTTCATTGTATGCTAAGCTTACAGCAGAGCGTGAGAATATTCGTAAAGAATTGACTACACTCTTCCCAGTTCGAGTGATCGAGCGGGTATCTGAAAAGACTGGCAAACCATTAAAGCCTAAGACCATTGAATTTAATCCATCTTCACGCGATCATATTGCGTATTGGTTTAAAGAGAAATATCAATGGACACCTAAAGCATTTACGCCATCAGGCAAAGCTGAGATTAACGCGGATATTTTAGAAGATTTAGATTATCCCGAAGCAGCTGAGCTTAAGCGTTACTTTATTTTAGATAAGGTAATTGGTATGATTGCTGAAGGCAAAGGCGCTTGGCTTACTCTTGTTGGTAACGATGGTCGTATGCATGGTCGTATCAATACGATTGGTGCTGCAACTACTCGCTGCACGCATAGTGGCCCAAATATGGCGCAAGTTCCGTCAGTTCGTAAACCGTTTGGTGAAGACTGCCGTAGCTTCTTTCACGCTCCAAAAGGTTATAAACAAATCGGCACCGACTTGAATGCTATTGAGTTGCGCTGCTTTGCTCATTACCTTGGTGCTTATGATGATGGCGAATATACCAACATTATCTTAGGTGGTGATATTCACTGGGCTAACGCGGTAGCGGCAGGATTCCATCCTCCATTACCAGAAGGCCAAGCATATGATTCATCTAATAAAGAGCAAAAGCTTGCTCGTGATAGAGCAAAGACTTTGATTTATGCTATGATTTATGGCGCTGGCGATCCAAAGCTTGGACAGATTACTGGTGGTGGCTCAAAAGAAGGCAAAGCGATTCGTAAGAAACTTTATGAAAACTTTCCAGCGATTGAGAAACTTACCAATGATGTGAAGAAAGCTGCTGAAAGCCGTGGCTCCATTAAACTTATGCATGGTGCACAGATACCTATTCGTAAAGCGTTTGCTGCTCTTAATACCTTATTACAAGGTGCTGGAGCTGTGATTGCTAAAGAATGGTTGAACGTTGCTCGTGAGATGGCGGACGCTAAAGGTTGGGTTTATGATAAAGACTTTTGGTTCGCTGCACATATTCATGACGAAGTGCAGGCATTTGCTAAAGATGAAATCGCAAAAGACTTTGCATATTTGATGGAAGCGGCTGCTCAAGAAGCAGGTGCAAGATTAGGTATGCGTTGTCGTGTTGATGCTGAAGCCAAAATTGGCACCAATTGGGCAGATTGCCACTAATAGGAGAAACGCTGTGGAAATTAAACATATTCACATTATGCCGTTTATTGAGAATGGTGAATTGGTCGTAGATTTAAATATTGATGGCCAAGAAGTTGCTCCTGTAGCTCAAAAGCTTGAGATGATATTCGAAGAGTATTTAGATTATCGCCGTAATCCTCACGATAGTAATTTGGATTCACAATATCGAGAAGAAACTGTAAATCTAATCGCAACTTTACGCTACATTGCTAAACAGCTTGAAGTTGAGACTGATGGCATGAGAAGGGAACTGCATTGAAACTCGCCATCGATACTGATATTATCTTATTTCAAGCCTCCTTTGGAGCGCAAAATGTGCTTGATTGGGGAGACGTAAAATCGGTTGACGCTGATATTACGAAAGCAAAGAACACTGTTCGCTCTACGATAAAAGAATACCAATCTTTTACTGGAGTTAAAGAGTTTGTCCTATGCTTATCTTCGCCATCAAACTTTCGTAAAACAGTCTGGAAAGATTATAAAGCTAACCGTGTTAATGGCGATCGACCTGTTCTATTAGAAGAATTAAAAGAATGGGTTAAAGAGTCTTATCCCACAACCACGATTGAGCATTTAGAGGCTGACGATGTGCTTGGCATTTTAGCTACGAAATATCCTGGAGAATATATCCACTGTAGTATGGATAAAGACCTTCAGTGTATTCCTGGTAAAATGATGCACGTTAAGAAAAATCACAAACACTTACTTCTGGATATTACTCCTGAAATGGCTAAACGCTTTCATTATCTACAAACAATGACAGGCGATGGCTGTGATGGCGTTCCGGGTATTTATGGTGTAGGTCCTGCAAAGGCAAATAAATATATGGATAAGTATGGCGTTAAGTGGTCAACCGTCTTAAAATGCTATGAAGATAATAATGTTCCAGCCGAAGAAGCCGTACGTAATGCTATAATGGTTAAGATTTTAGACCATGCGCATTATAACGATGGCGATATTAGGATTTGGGAGCCGCCGAATGATTGAGCAAAGTATTACTGAATTGCTTTCATCATATAATAAAACGTTTCTGGAGGTGCATGGATACAGAGCACCGTATTTTCCACCGACAGTTACGCATGAATGGCTATTAGACCAGCTACACGCTCTTCAATGGTATGCTCGCTATGAGCATGCTTTGATGGGCACAAGAGCAGAAGAAGCTGAAAAGCGAAAGCCAAAAGAAGTTGTGCAAAAGAAACGTAAAGTAGAAAAGAAAGTAAACCCATTTATATAAGGATTTTATGACTAAACCAAAGTTGTTGATAACCGGTATGAATAAATCGCAGTGCACTCCAAACTTTTGGAAGCGCCAGCAGATTAAACTTGCTACACATTACTCTATTTTAGCAGCATTGCCCGATATGGGTTATGATGTTGAACAGAGGCCTGTAGAATTAGGCGAAGATTTATCGAAATATGACAAAGTTATTGTGTATATCCACTCGCCATCAGGCTTTGCTGGGTTTGTATATAACTCGTTGTATGCGATTGCTAAACGACCTGATTGCATTGTCGCCATCGATGATTGGCAAACAGATAGCATCTTTAAAGGTGTGGCTGATTTAACCGAGGATGTGCGATTATTTAGGCAATATGTAGTAGATAGCCATGAATCGCTTCCACCAAATTGGGAGCAATACAAGCAAGTTATTCGTGATGGCGTAGCCGCTGTCGTCGGTAAAACGCATAAGATGCTCTTCCCAGTATTTGCTGGTGGAGAAGTGTCTAAGCTCTTACCTGTAGAATATAATAAAGACTTGCTCTTTGGTTATAATCCAAATCCATATCATTTAAACCGCAAGCCGGGTGCTTATGGTGATAGTATGGAACCTGATGGGACCTCACACGTTCCGTTCGAGGCTAAAGAAAAGGTATTCAACTTCGCTTCTCTCGTGCAAGGCAAGACCGCTAAGTGGTTGAAAAAGCAAGAGATTAAGAATTGGGATACGAAGTATTATGGCTCTCGTAAAGATGGCCAAGATCGCTTAACAGATGAAGAGATGTGTAAAGTATTTGCTCAACATTGGGCTAGCTTATTGCCGGGTTATTGGCATGCTGGATCCGGTTGGTGGAGATTCCGCCATTTGCAAGTAGCTGACGCTAACTCTATCTTAATTGGCGATCCAACTGAGCTTAAGATTTTATACCGCGATGAGTCGTTGTGTAATCTTAAAGCCTCTGATCTTGAAAGTATGGACTTAGCGCAGCTTACCGCCATCGCATTAGGCCAAAAAGAAGCGTTATATGCAAACCATCCATTAAGTAAAGAGACCGAGCGCTTAGAGCTCCGAGCAGCTCTTGAATCATAACCAGGTTGACTAGATGGGCACCTATCACTCTCAACGGCATTCCTTATAGTAACATATAAGCTATGCTATTGATGGCGACCAGGACCCATTTAAGAGAAATTCTCCTGGAAATTCAAGTGCACCTGTAATGGGCTTTGCCCGTAGACCTCATAAATCAATATTTACAAGGAATAAATAATATGAATCAACCAACAGAACGCGAAGCGCTGCCACCAGAAGTAGTGGAAGCTGCTCGCAAATCGCTAGTGATTAGTCTGCCTGACGCATTAGCTGCTTTGTCAGCTTATGACTCAGCGTTTGTCCCTATCCTTACTGGTGCGGTTGCCGAAGCCGAGACGAACTTAAAACTTCGTGCTGCTTTAAATCGCTTGCTATTCTCAAGCCGTAATCAGACATTTGCTTATAGCTGCAAAGAAGAATTAGCGAAGTATAAGGAGAAACAGAATGGCTAAGAAAAAGCCAATCACTAAAACCTATAAGACCATCACCGAAAATCCCGAAGTCTTTGATCCAGGCTATACGCTTGTCTCAGAGATTGTGGACAATCCTGACGGTTCTTCAACTATCCAACTCGAGTTTACTCAAGACCAAAAAGATATTCTATTTGACGTATGCCTTCGCAACGGCTTAGTCAATGGTCTTAAAGCACTTGACGCGGACTCCGCTCATTATGCGAATTTGCTTGGCGCTGTTGCAGCAGCCAATCAGTTTGCAAAGCTAGCGACCAAATGGGAGACATCTGACACAATGGACTGGTCTCCTAAGGTTTCTAAAGCACTCTCCAAGTTGAATGAAGCATTGGAGAAAATAGAGCGCTCATAAAGGAAATATTATGCGAAGAAGTATCATTGCATTGCTAATGTCATTATCGATTTCATCTTCTGCCATCGCAGAGGAAGTGTTATTCAAACACAAAGTAGTAGAGTTTATTGAAAACACGTATAAAATCAGTAATGCCAAAACCATCGTTGATTATGTATTCGAAATAGCAGATCGAAAGAGGATTGACCCAACACTAGTTTTAGGTATCATCACCGTTGAGTCGAGATTCCAAACAAATGCGAGAAACCCGAGTGGTGCGACAGGCCTTATGCAGGTTTTATTGCCTATGCATTGCAAACGTTTTCCAGCCCCAACTCAAAGAGAATGTAAAGCATTAGCTCACGATCCATATCAAAACATCGATGCTGGAACGGACATTCTAATAGAGTTTAATGGCGACTTACGTCGTTATTCTGGAGGAGCTACAGCATATAAAGCCAAAGTAACAAAGGCACAAGATGAATTTTATAAACTATATAAGGAAATAAACAATGGAGCAGGTTATTATTAAACACAGAGTCGAAGCTGATATCAATAATCCAAATTGGGTGTATATTCCATCGAACCAAACGAACGTTAAAGAGCGTTTCGAAGACGCAGGTCATAAATTTAAAGACGTAATGTTTCGTAAGGTCTATGATTTCACAGGCTTAGACTATTGGGCATGGCAAATTACACACTTAGAGGAAAAAGATGAGCGTTCCAAAGCAGCTGCTTGACGAGTACGAAGAATTCTTTATTCTACCAAACGTCGCTCTCTTGTTTAAGAAAGTGCCTAGTGCACAGACTTTACAAGAGCTGCGCGAGCTAATCGATGTATTAGAAGAAACAAATAAAGAATTTCCAATAGCATATTAAATTTTATAAGGAAATATTATGACGTGTATTATTGGTGACGCAGAGCGTATGATATTAGTCTCAGATTCGCAAGTTTCTGATGAAGATTCAAGCACTAAATCATACAAATGTGAGAAGATATTTAAACTTAACGATGGCTCCTTACTCGGAGTAGCGGGTGATATTCGCTCTGAAGAGAAGGTCATTGATTGGTTTAATAAAGGTTGTCCAAAAGGCGACAAACCAGAAATCAAAGAAGAGCATGATTGTGATTTTATGCGACTTACTGAAGATGGTTTATTCTTATCTGATAAGAGTTTAGAATTTTGGCGAGTTAAATCTCACGATGGAATAGGAAGCGGACAAGCGATTGCGCTAGGAGCTATGCTCTTAGGCCATTCAGCTGAAGAAGCCGTATGGGCTGCTACGCAAATTGATATGCACACTGGCGGAAACGTTGTTGTGTATGAGATTGGTAAGCGACCAAAGATTTATCATAAAAAGAGCTAATGGCGTTTGCCATACAGACTATAACCAACTAAGGAGTATTAAATATGTTTGATTTTTTCAACACAAAACAGAATTTCGAAACCGCAATGCGCGATATCGAAGCTCGCTTTGAAGCCGCCCTCGAAGGCTTTAAGCAAGCCCAAGTAATGCCAATCGTAACGCAAAGCGATGACTTAGTGACCATGACTTTTCGCGGTCCTAACGTTACCACAACCATCACCACTACACAGGTGAAAATGCCTGAAGTATTAAAGCAATTTGGCTTGGAAATCCCAACCGTTGCTAAAAAGAGTAGGGCTAAAAATGCCAAATCCTAAAATTGAAGATAAGTTTAGTGAGCGCCAGTTCTATGCATTAAGCGTGTTAGCTATTGGTCTTACGATTGTAGGATTTTATTTATTATTTAGTTAAGTAATACACCGAGTCCATTCGCAAGAGTGGGCTCCAATGTATTTCTTTAAAAGCACTTGGAGATTATAATGACAGTGAACTTTGCACGACTTAATTGCGAAAGTGGATGTTGCCTTGATAAGGTAAAGCATCTCTCTGAGCAAATATTTAACCAGCAGGATGAGATGTATAACGCTCTTGCTGAAGAGAATATCGAGTTAGGTAATTTCGTAGTTGATGAGATTATGCCTTACTTAGAAGCACGCGCTCAGTCGCACGATCATAGAGCCCAAGATTTAATGGTCGCTTTAATGACCCTATTGAGAGGCGTATAATGATTGAATTACTTTACTTACTGATAACAACTCATATAACGATCGTCTGCGTAACTTTGTATTTACACAGAGGTCAGGCCCATAGAGGTTTTACGTTTAATCGGTATGTAGAGCACTTCATGCGATTTTGGCTATGGTTAACGACAGGTATGGTGACTAAAGAATGGGTCGCTATACACCGCAAACATCACAGCAAATGCGATAAGCAAGGCGATCCACATTCACCGCATAATGAAGGCATTTGGAAGATTCTGTTTGGTGGCGCGTTTTACTACGCTAACGCCTCAACAGATAAGCAAATGGTAAACTCTTATGGTGTTGGAACGCCAGACGATTGGATGGAACGCAACGTATATAGTAAATATCAGTTAGCAGGAGTAATGCTGCTGTTGGTTATCAATACACTCTTGTTCAATGGATGGGGCATAGTAATATGGCTTATTCAGATGGCATGGATTCCGTTCTGGGCTGCTGGCGTCGTGAACGGTCTTGGACATTACATTGGCTACCGCAATACTGACACAAAAGATTACTCAACTAACTTGAGTCCTTTTGGAATTATTATTGGTGGCGAAGAGCTCCACAACAATCATCACGAAAACCCAGCAAATCCCAAGCTAAGCCGTAAATGGTTTGAGTTTGATATTGGATGGATGTGGTATAAGATACTCAATCGATTTGGGTTGATGA